TTAAATGTGAATGCGGCAGCGAAAAGAAAGATCTCTATTACTCTTTGAGTGATATACCACGCTATCTGGTATGTGAGTGCGGCAAGAAGATGTATCAGCATTGGGGCAAGAGCTTTAACAGGAAGAGGCCACTGACATCTATCCTCGGTCCCCACGCGAGGTACCATCCACAGATGGGATACGATGTTGAGATAGAATCTCCTGATCACTACAAGCAGCTTCTCAAGGAATATGATATGGAAGAAGCTGACGACACAGTGAGGGGAGTAAGAGATTGGCATAACGAAGAAATCAAAAAAAGGGAGGAACGACAGGCAGCACCACAGGAAACAGGAAGCATGGCAACAGAACAGCAGGTAAGAGAAGCACAGAAAGTAAAGGGCGAAGGACTTTTATAGGAGAGTAATGATGGCAGAAGAGATGGACACTGCACAGGTTGACGCAGTATCTGCACCTGAATCTGATAATTTTGGCGACTCTTTTGGCGAGAACCTCGACCAGAATACATTAGATGCAACAGCAGATATTTCCCGTGACCCCGCTAGTACCTCCAGCTTTTCACTTGACGGAGTTGACTACCGCAGACAGTCGCTGGATGACATCCCGGAAAATGCGACAATATCAGCACGTGACGCATTTTCCCATGCCCAGACAGCCGTAAAGAATGCGGAAGCCAAATCCACGCAGGCAAGTTCCGAATATCGGGATCTTACCGCGCAACTGGAAGCGCAAAAGGCACGCTTCGACACATGGGAGGAGAATCAGCAACAGGAAGTCCAACCCAATGTTCCAACACTTCCCGGTCAGGAACTGGACCAGGTAGCCCGGAACATGGGATTCGATTTATCTACAGCTACAGACCAGCAACGTAGTTCATTCGGGGTCGTTAGTCACATGATTGAAAACCACCCTGTCGTTCAACAGATGACAGAAGTACAGGAAAGATTGAACAATATAGAACAAACTGCTGGCATAGCTTCGCAATATGTCCAGGGACAACAGGACCAGGCATACGAAGGCGAGTATAATGAGGCTGTAGAAAAACACGGAGAGCAGGCAGTAAATACGTGGCTTAATACTGCGGCATTGCTACGGGGCAGGCCGTCACCAACTGGCGGTACTTTTACCCTTGGCGAAGCACTGGATCGCGTAATAAGCTCACAGGTGGGGCAGGAGTCGGCAGAATTGAATCAGCAGGCTACAACAGCAAGACGCTCTGCTCGATCTGCCGCCTCTGGTATCCCAACTACAACAGACCTGGGACTCTCTGATGGTGATATCTCCGATGTAGATTACGATGCCTTTTTCAATAAAAACTTTGGATAGCAAGAAGGTCTAAGGGGACGGGGCTTGCTCAATAAACAAGGAGTAGGTCCATGGCAGCTGTTACAGCATCAGAAACATGGGATGCGGCGTGGACGCTTACCCTTCGCAAGAATCGTAAGCGACTCACCGACAACATCTTCGATGAATATCCGCTTCTCTCGGCCCTGCGTAAGAGTGGCAAGGTCGAGATCGAAGACGGCGGGAAAGAGTTTCAGGAAGATGTGATGTATGCAAAGAACAGCGGAACGTGGTTCTCCGGTTATGATACGGTGAACACCACCGCTGTTGACGGTATCACGGCGGCATTTTACGTGCCCCGCTATATCAGTGTTCCAGTTACAATCTCTATGACGGAAGAGGTTGAGAGCAACGCTGTTGGCTCCAAGAAGCTTATGGAAGCCAAGCAAGACCAGACGATGCTCACAGCCCGTGATTCCGTTTCTTCGGCAATGTTTGGTGCTACGTCTGGCAAGATCATGCTTGGTCTTCAGGACATCATCGCTGACGCGCCCACATCGGGTACTGTCGGTGGCATCAACCGCGCCACCGAGTCGTGGTGGAGAAACCAGTACTCTGCAACCTCAACGACTTTCCTGACACAGACGAAGACGAATGTCTTCGACGGATGGGAAGCTCTGGGTGCGAAGTACAACGACTGCTCTTCCGGTAATGATCAGCCCGACATCATCGTCACCACCCTTGCTCTGATGTCTGACGTTGAGGCGTCACGCGCTGGACAGGGTTATACGACGTTGGTTGATGGTTCTGGCACTCGCAATCAACTCGGTGAAGTTGGAGACATCAAGTTCAAGAAAGCTATTGTCGTCTCTGACCGTGATTGTGCCGCAAACCATTTTTACCTGGTCAATACGAAGTATCTGAAATTGAAGATTATGTCTTCACTCAACTTCGCGAAGACACCCTTCAAGGAAAATACCGATCAGCATGCCAAGGTCGCACACGTGGTCTTTGGTGGGCAGCTTACCACCAACAACCCGCGTCGCCTCGGTGTTCTGAGTAACGTTTCATAACCTTGCTCCCAAGCCAATGGGAGTTCTACCCTGCCCATAGGGGAAAGGAATAGTTAGATGCCTCAGTATATCAATGATAAGCACACCGTTAATCGTATTGGCGGAGATGCAAACCAGGGGATTTATGAAGAGTCCTCGACGCCGAAGCATTCGATTGGCGAGAAGCTTGAGTTGGCCGATGGGCGTTGCTTTCGCTACGTCTACACGGCAGCAGCAATCAACCCCGGCCTCCTGGTATCTCAGGATGTCAGCGCAACAGCTATCGTCGAATCGGACGGTAAGCTGACAGCGGCGGCGGCTAATGCCACGGAAGTCATATACACAGACTCCGGTACTGTCGGTTCCGCTACAGCGAACCAGTATCAGGGTGGCTATCTGCACATTACTGACGATGCAGGCGAGGGCCATCAGTATCGCATCAAAAGTAATACCGCAGCAGACAGCAACGCTATCACGTTTACCCTTTACGACGGCCTTGTGGTTGCCGTAACCACAGACACCGACGTAGCTGTTACGGGTAGCCTCTACTACAACGTCGTCGGTGCCACGGCTGGAACGGACGGCATCATCGCTGGCGTGACGACGTGTGGCCTCACATCCAACTATTACGGTTGGGTGCAGACGGCTGGCGTGGCTACGATCCTGGCAGACGGCTCCATCGCAATCTATGACAACCTCACGTTGTCTGATGGCGTTGCCGGTGCTGTGCAGTTGAAGGACGCAGAGACAGAGCCACTCGTTGGCTTTGCTACATTTGCCCCGGATAGCACCGGACACGTTGGTGTCGTCATTCAGGGTCTTGTAGCGTAAATATCCCTTACCGCCTAGTGCCAAGGGATTCAGTGGGGGTGAGGTACCTATGTCCCTCCCGCCTCACCCCCACTTCTCAAAGGGAGGATGGAGAGGACAATGGAAAAAAGAATAGATCAGGATCTCAGCAAACCACCAATGGATGTTCTGGCAGAGCGTCTTAATGTTCTTGAGGAAGCTAATGAAGCTAAAGATGCACAGATAGCCGTGCTTCATCAGCAGGTCACAGAGAAAAGCACACGTATCAAGACTCCAGAGCTACGGCGCAACCGTTCCAGAGCAACGAATGAAGAAGTGCGTGGAGTATCCAGAGCAACAGGTGGAGCATCGCATGAAGATCTTGAAGATGGGACACCGTGGACTCCTGCACACCCTGAGTGGGTGCTGGAATCCTATCCCGTAGAAGAACACAATACAATTCTGACGCTTTACAAGCAGGCGTGGCTTGATGGTCATCCTATCCAGAACCTGGACCAACTGCAAGAAGTGGTATATGCCTTCAAGGGAAATCGCCCGGTTAATTATGTCGAAGAGGATGCATTCCTGCATTCCGCTCTATTAGAGGTATAGTGGAAGAAAGTATCCATCAAAAAGACTATCTCTACAGAACACGAAGTGGAGACAAGGATTTTCAAGGCCACGTTAATGCTGTGGGATATACTGGAGATGGAAGTCTTCTGGTTTTTACCGGGATTACATTAACGGCGAGGTCAGATACCCCCGCTGACCCGCCGTCTAATACAACACTGTTTTGGATGGATTCAACAACCGGGGATATAAAAGCCAAAATTACTGACTCTGGTGGTTCTACAAAAACCGGGACAATACTGGATTACTCAGCGATATGACTCTGATAAAAGTTATGCAGCTTGGCCTTGCGAGAGCCGGTCTGAATACCTCAAACACCATATTTCTGGATCGAGCCAGAGATTATTTTAACGAGGGAACCAAAGACCTGGCACAACGCCATGATTGGAGATGGCTAATAAAGTCATCGACAATAACAACATCAGATGGCACAGGAGCATATTCTCTGGCAGCAGATGTCTTGAAGCCACTCATGTTTGTGCATAAAACAGATGATGTGCCAATGACAATGGTAGATCTTCAGGAAATGATTCACGCTGACCCTGATAAAGATGAAGAGGGAGCAAGTCGCTTTGTTGTTGTAAATGGCATCAACTCCTCAACAGGGTATTGGGAGGTAGACCTTCATCCGATACCCGATACAAATAGCGAAATAATTACGTATCACTATTTCGCATTTGTATTGGACAAGACAAGTAGCGATGATAACGCAGACCTGGCTACGACGATGCCGCTTTGGGCACAGTGGGCTATGGTTCATTTTATTTCTGCAAGATATAAAGGAGAGAAGGGCGACGAGGAGGGAGAGACAAACGATTTTAACAGTTACCTCTTTGCCGTAGAATCAAATATCAAGACTGATGAATCTCAGGATGGAAACGAGCATTATCGCTTCCCTCGACGTGGAAGTACTTACCCAATGATTAATTTTGTTGTTCAGACAGGATCACTTGGATAATGCCGATTCCGGGTAATCCACATCCGTATGGTCCTTGGCTTAGTGGTTTAAATTGCAGTAAGCCTGCCGAGGAACTGACACAGAACGAGATTGCCGATGGCCGAAATATACGAATTGGGGTAGGTGGGGAAGCGCAGAGCAGAAAAGGAACAACACCATATAACAGCTCAGCAGTATCTGGAGGACACGCATACACAGCTTGTGGACAGCAGGAGTTCAGCGCATCCAGTAGCAAGGAGTTTGCGATTGTAGGCGACAAGTTCTACGAAGGTTCATCAGGAACCTGGACAGATAGAACTGGAACTGCCACAATTACTCCTG